GCTCGATTGAGCATTAGGTTGGGAATCGCGCCACAGCAGATTATAGATTTAGACCCAGTAATGCTTGAAGCATTGCTACAAGGTCTCAAAGATGAAGCAAAGGAGATTCAAGATGCCAGTAAGCGTAAAGGGCGGTATTGAACTCCGTAAGGCTTTACGCGCTTATACTCCAGACTTGGCTAAGCAGATGCCAAAAGAGATTGCAACAGCCTTAAAACCCGTTGTAAAGGTCGCTAAAGGCTATCTGCCAGACAACGGCTCAATCCTCAGCGGATGGCGCTCACGCGAGAATTACAATGGCAGATTTCCACTCTATGATGCCAGCACAACAAGACGAGGCATTTCATATAAGACCACTCCATCTAAGCCTAATAACAGAGGCTTTAAATCATTAGCGCGTTTATTTAACAAGTCCGCAGCTGGTGCTATTTATGAAACTATGGGGCGCAAAACTCCATCTAGTCAATTCGTTCAGAATCAAAACAGTAAATATGCTGGAGAGTTTAAGGGTCAAAACAAAGAGCGTGGGCGAGTTCTCTTTCGTGCCTATGAAGAAGATAGAGGCGCAGCTCGTGATGGTGTTTTAAGAGCTATTGAAAAGGCCAGCAAAGACTTTAAGAAGGCAACCGCATGAGCATTATTATTGATGTCGCAGCAGAGTTCACTGGCAAGAAAGCCTTTAAACAAGCGGAAACTGCAACAGATAAACTCACTAAGTCGGCTAAAAGTTTAGGCAAAACTCTAGGTATAAGTCTAGGTACAGCGGCCATTCTTGGCTTTGCAAAGGCTTCCGTAAAAGCAGCAGCGGCTGACCAGAAGGCTCAACAGCAATTAGCACTAGCTCTTAAGAATGTTGGTCTTGGTAGAGACGCAGCAACTGCTGAAGGATATATCCAGCGACTTCAAAGCGAATTCGGCATAGTCGATGACAAATTGCGTCCTGCTTATCAGATTTTGGCAGTTGCCACCCGCGACACCGCTGAGTCTCAAAGACTTATGGGCATTGCAATGGATGTCAGTGCAGCCAATGGCCTTGATTTAAATGCAGTCTCAAAAGCATTAAGCAAAGCATATCTAGGCAATAACACTGCATTATCTAAATTAGGTGTAGGCATATCTAAGGCAGACCTGAAGACTAAATCTTTCAAGGAAATCACAGACCAATTATCAGTCACCTTCGCTGGAGCTGCTACAACTGCTGCAAGTGGTTATCAAGGTTCATTAGATAGGCTTGCTGTTGCTTCCAATAACTTTAAGGAATCAATCGGCACTGGCTTGATTGAAGCCTTGCAGATTCTTTCAGGCGATGGTGGCCTTGCTGCTGCTACAAATGCGTTTGATAAACTTGGTACAAAGATTTCTAATGCAACTGTGGGTCTTGCCTATTTCTTAAAGGATGTCAAGGCAATTCCAGGGGCTTCTGCTGTTTTGTCTTTGCTTAGTGATCCATTAGGCATCAATACCTTGCTGACTGAACTTGAAAAATACAAGCAACAACCAAGACCATTTAAGACACCAATGAGCATCTCTGGTCAAGTTACAAAGCAAACAGTTGCAACAACGCAAAACAAAGTGGCTAAAGAAACTCTTAAAGTCAATAAAGATAGTCTTAAACTGGCTAAGGCTAAATCAATTTTTGACCTACAGAAGATTCAGATTGAAGCTGCTCTTAAAGGTAAGATTTCAGAAGAAGATCGTATCCGTCTCAAGCTCATGCAGGCTATTGAAGATGAAAACATCACTCAGATTGATAAATACACCAAGATGCTGAGCGAGGCTCAATCAAAGACACTAGAACTTGTCACCACATTACAAAGCATTAAGCCTTTGGGTGACATATTCCAAAACTGGAACTTCATGTCAGTCAAGGAGCAATTAGCAAGCCTTGAGACTTATTTTAGAAACTTTGCTGGTTCTGCTGCATCTGCCTTCAATGCATTGAGTCAGGCACAACAAGCCGCTCTGGGCGGATATAAGCCTTTCGTTGGTGCAACTATTCCTTCTAGTGGTGGAGCTAGTACATCCATGCCATCGACAGTTGGATTAGGTACTTCTGGCACAGGCAATCAATTACCAGCAGGGGTAACAATCAACACAACTATTCAAGGTTCAGTCATTGCAGAAAATGACCTTAACCAAGCAATCAATGATGCATTAGCTGCTTCAGGATGGGCTGGGTCTGCTATTGGATATGGCCGTCAGGCAGTTATTACGGCGGTCTAATGCCATTACCAGCAGAACTAACAGTCTCCATAAACTTTGCCAATGGCCCTGCTTATGGTATTCCTTTTACCCTTGATGATCCTGCTAAAGGTATTCTCGGTACGAATGTTTTGGCTGATAACTCTGCTCTGATTATTGACTACTCAACATCTACAACCAATATAGCAATTCGCAGAGGTCGCAACCTTCTTCAAGATACCTATGATGCAGGTCAGGCAACAGTCAAGATTCTAGACCCTAACGGTGATTTCAATCCTCAGAACACATCCTCACCGATTTATGGTTATCTTCAACCAGCTAGAAAACTACGCATTTCTGCTAATTATGCTGGCACTGATTATTACCTATTCTCTGGCTATACAGCAGATTATCGCTATACCTATCCACAGGGGCAAGAAACTGCTTATGTAACTATCACTGCTTTCGATGCTTTTAAGATATTCAACACCTCAGCAATTACTACTGTGACGGGTGCGGTAGCAGGTGAGACAACTGGCACACGCATTGGCAGGATTCTAGACACAATCAACTGGCCTTCATCCATGCGTGATATTGATACAGGACAGACTACTTGTCAGGCAGACCCTGCAAGCTCTAGAGCAGCCCTTACAGCTCTCAAGACAGTCGAACTGACTGAATATGGCGCGTTCTATGTTGATCCATCTGGCAACGCTGTATTCCAAGACAGAGCCTTTACAACTGCATCTATTGGCGGTACTCCAACAGTCTTTAACCAGACTGGCACAGGCATCCCTTATGCCAATGTCAAGTTTGCCTTTGATGACAAGCTTGTCTATAACCAAGCCAACATTCAACGCACAGGTGGTACTACTCAGACTGCCAGCGATTCGACTTCCATTGATACTTACTTCCTTCACTCATACACTCAACAGAACTTGCTAATGCAGACCGATGCAGAAGCATTGAACTTTGCTCAGGCTTATGTGGCATCTCGCAAGGATACGACCATCCGCATTGATGCTTTGAGTCTAGACCTCATGACTCCTAGTTATACGGCTGGAGTAACGGCAGCTCTTAATCTTGATTACTTTGACCCAGTTACTATCACTAACACCACAGACAGCGGTTCAACAATAACCAAGACTCTACAGATTCAGGGAGTAGCCCACGATATAACGCCTAATTCATGGATTACTACTTTCGCCACAATGGAGCCAATTATCGATGGCTTCATACTGGACTCGACATTATACGGTATTCTAGACACTAGCGTTTTAAGTTACTAAGGAGCAACTATGGCAAGCGGATTCCCATTCTCAACAGGCAATGTCCTTTCGGCTACCAACATGAATGGACTGACTGCCTTTACTGTTAATACCGATGCGACTGCTGATTACACTGCTGTCCTAGCAGATCAGTATCAGGCTCTTATTTCCATGAATAAGGCCACAGCCGTAGCATTTAAGATTCCTACTAACGCATCCGTAGCCTTTGCAGTCGGTACTGTTATTACTGTCCTTAACAAGGGAGCAGGAGCAGTCACAATCAGTGCAGTTACTTCAGGCACTACAACTGTTCTCAGTGCTGGGGCAGTAGCAGCATCTCCTACCCTTGCTCAATATAAGTCAGCAGCTTGCATCAAGGTTGCAACAGATACATGGTATGTGGTGGGCGCGATTGCTTAACTCAATAGCATCAATGCTCAATGGTGGGGCTGCTGCTGCACCATTAGGAAGCACTTATACATTGCAAACATCCCTGCCTTCTTCAGCTGCTTGGTATGATGCCGCTTGGAATGGAAGCAAGTGGGCTTCAGTTGCACAATTATCGGGCGGTTTAGCAACTAATAAAGCTGCTTATTCATCTAATGGTACATCATGGACAGCAAGCACACTTCCTGTTAATGCTAATTGGCAGAATGTAATCTGGGATGGTACTTACTTTGTTGCAACAAGTGGTGACTCACGAAGTGCATATTCAAGTGATGGAATTACTTGGTCAAGTGCCAGCGGTGGTGGTACAGGCAATCACATCGATTTGACGACTAATGGTTCAGGAATATCGGTAGCTGTTGCTTATTACACTGGTGGCAATAATCTTAAATATACAACTAACGCAAGTTCTTGGACTAGCGTTACTTTGGGTTCTTCTTTGCGTTTGTTAGGTGTGGCTTATGGCAACAGTATTTGGGTTGTTACTCCAGGAGCTGCTTCGACTGATATTTATACATCAACAAATGGAAGTTCTTGGACTTTGCAATCGGGTGTGATGCCCAATAGCAGATCATATACAATAACTTATGGTGGTACAAAGTTTATAGCCGTATCAGCTACTTATGGTGCGTATTCTACTAATGGTACATCTTGGACTTCAATGACTGTACCTAGCGGAACATGGCAAAATCCTACTTATTCTAATGGTGTTTATTTAATTACATCGTATTTAACGACTGATGCTATTACTTCAACTGATGGTATTTCATGGACTGCTCGGACATTACCAGCAGCATATGGTGTTATCAATCCTAGTGGTGGCAACAATATCTTTATGCTTATGCCAGGAGATACAGTTACTACTAACTACATTACAAGCCCATAAGGATGACTATGAGATATGAAATAAATCCAGTCAGTTTTGGAGTGACAGTCTTTGATGCTGATGAAGTGCCATTTTTAGTTCAGCCAGACTATCCAAACTATGACAAGTTTGATTCGGTAGAGGAAGCAACTATTTGGGCTGAAGCATTTATTGAAGCACAGAAACCAGAATCACTTTACTATGCACCAACAGGTAAGAATCTTGCTCCACAATTAAAGCCGACTCAAGCAGAAATTGATGCGATGATGGCAAAGAGGTTCGGTAGTGAAACCGCATCTGAGTAAAGCTGCTATCCAATTAAGAGAGCAGATTGATGATTCCTTCCCAGATCGTGATAGGGCATCGGATGGTTGGGTCGGTGATACCCGACACGCTGCTCGTAAGTCTGATCATAATCCAGATGAGCAGGGTTGGGTTCGTGCCATTGACATTGATGCAGAGTTATTCGGTGCAGGAGTCAAGCCGTATATCATGCCAGACCTTGCAGATCAGCTTCGAATCAGTTGCAAGTCTAAGGCAGAAAAGCGCATCTCGTACATTATTTTTAACGGCAGGATTGCGTCTCCCATCCTTAGCTGGAAGTGGCGCAACTACACAGGGGCTAACAAACACACTCACCACATGCATGTCAGTTTTAAGAAAGAAGCTGACTTACTGGGTGAGTTTTATTCGATACCTATGTTAGGCGGAAACTAATGAACATGAAGAACCCTCTTGTCCTCACTGCTGGAGCATTCCTATCAGCTTGGGCTGCTTCTAACTTTGCACTTGACTATCGCGCAGTTCTCTGGGCTGTGCTAGCTGGTGTTTTTGGATATGCGACACCTAAAAAGTGACACAATCTGACTTCTTCACGCTATACCTAGCAACGCTGGCAATAGTCGGTGGCTTGGCTGGGTATGTCATTACACATCTCTTGTCTGAGATTAAAAGACTCAACACACGAGTCGATGAAATCTATAACATCTTACTAGACAGGTAACATTCTGCTATGGCAAGAAAAGCAACTAAGGCATTAGAGGAACAAGGCTACTCAAAGCTAGATGCTTATTGCATTGGCTTATATGAGTATTTTTGCAGTCTTAAGCGAGCAGGCTTCAAAGAAGATGTAGCCATGTTCATGATTACTGAACCTCAATCCTATCCTGCTTGGATATTGCCTGATCCTGTCGATCCAGAGAAGTTCGGCAATTACGAAGATGAGGACGATGATTAAAGCCCGCTATCTTGTTATATCGGATTTACAAATCCCATATCACCATGAGCAAGCTGTGAAGAATCTCATTAAGTTAGCAAAGCGAGAGAAGTTCGACCTTATCCTCAATACAGGCGATGAGTTAGACATGCAGAGCCAGTCTCGCTGGGCTCAGGGTACTAAGTTGGAGTGGGAAGGTACGCTAGATGCTGACAGAAGCCTTGCGCAGGATATTCTCTATGAACTCGGCACAACAGATGTCACTCGGAGCAATCACACAGACCGCCTATACCACACACTATTACGCGCACCTAGCCTCATCGGATTACCAGAACTGGAATACGCAAAGTTTATGGACTTCGCTGGACTCGGAATCCGCTTCCATAAAAGACCATTCGAGTTTCACAAGGGATGGGTCTTAGTCCATGGCGATGAAGGATCAATGAACTCCAATGCTGGACTCACAGCTCTTGGGCTGGCTAAGAAGTTCGGCAAGTCTGTGGTCTGTGGTCATACGCACAGGGCAGGCATTAGTGCCTTCACAGAGGGCATAGGAGCCTCATACAGGACTCTTTGGGGCTTAGAGGCAGGAAATGTCATGGACAAGAAGAAAGCCTCTTATTTGAAGGCTGGAAGCGCTAATTGGCAGATGAGCGTAGCGGTCATTGAGACACATGGAGACCGCGTTAGTCCGATGCTAGTGCCTATAAATAAGGATGGCTCCTTTACCTTATATGGCAAGCTCTACGCTTAAGAATCGTTATCGTTTCGTTATCTAAATGTCCTTGATTAGTCTGGACTCTATGCAACACTAATCCTGTAACCAACCGAGGGCGTTGGTGCGGATAGGTACAGAATGACAAATAATGAGAAGTTGCTGATTATCTGCCTTATTGGTGCAGCTATCAGTTTTATAGTAATGGCAGTATCTGCATACAAAGAAGCTTATGATCGTGGCCATCGAGATGGCTGGCACAAAGGCAGAGCTGTTAATCGAGCAGATTTCTGGCAAGAATGAAACATGCAGAAATACTTAGTTCTGCCACTGACCTTTACTCAGACAGAGGACTCGCTTACGGCCACCCAAGTGACAATATGGCACGAGCAGCACGACTTATCAGTGCCTACCTTGAAATGCCAGTGGAAGATTACCAAATTGCAGTTATCTTGTCGCTGGTCAAAATCGCAAGGACAATCGAAGATGGAACCAGAGTCGATTCTTGGATTGATGGAGCCAGTTATCTAGCAATCGCTGGGCAACTACAAACAGAGGAAAATGACCTATATGTTTAATTTAGCCGATTATGAGCCAGTAGAGGTGAGACTTGAAAAGTTTATTAAGGACTATCCAGATTTTCGTATTAGCACTGAGTTGGAAGTGGTGGAAGCAACTAGATACATCGTTAAGGCTTATCTCTTTAAGACTAGCCAAGATAGCATCGCATGGGCAACAGGGTACGCTGAGGAGACGGTTAGCTCTCGCGGGGTCAATCAAACTTCTGCACTGGAGAATTGCGAGACATCGGCTATTGGCAGAGCACTTGCAAATGCGGGTTATGCTCCTAAAGGAAAGCGCCCTAGCCGCGAAGAAATGAGCAAGGTTGCACCAAACCATCCTGCACTTAAAGTAGTTAAAGAGCTGGAAAAGCCTGCACCACAGGACATCAAAGAAGGCGATGTTGATTACTGGACTACTGCTATTGGATCAACAGTAAAGACCACACTAGCTCCAGTAACACTTGAGTCAGCAATGAACGCAGTGACAGAGATTCTAGGCACTGCAGAAGCTATGGATGCACCTAGTTGCAATCATGGCCACATGGAATGGCGCACTGGTCATTCTGCTAAGACTGGTAAAGATTGGGCTGGGTTCTTCTGTGCCACTAAAGGTCAAATTGGTGGATTAGATAAATGCCCTACACATTGGTATAACTTATCAAGCAGTGGTAAATGGGAACCACAGAAAGCGAGGGTATAATGGGGTATGCAGAGTTTCACACAGCTGACGGCTGGGTTAATGTGGAAGATGTGCCTATGATTGACACAGTTAATTGCCAACTATGCAATGAGCCAACACTAGCTTCTGACATTACGATCACTGCAAGAATTGTTGAAGGTGTGGTAGTTGCAGGCACTTGGTCATGTAATAAGTGTAGGGCAGTCAATGGATAAAGAAGCATTGCTTATGTATTTAACATTAGCTTTATTCATTGGTGGCATTGCAATGGGCTACATGGCTGGGATGAATCATTAGCCAACACAGAAAGCACAGAGGTTTCCGCACAGAGCGGGTGGTCGCACAGTACCTATCGACTGTATGGCCATTCGCTAGTGTGGGAAGGGGGAATGGTAAAGATATTCAGTCTGTACCTTTTGACTGTGAAGTCAAGGCAAGGGCTGGATTCCAACCAAAGGCAGTCTTGGAGCAGATTCGTAAGCGCACAGCCGTTTCGGGGGAATTAGGCTTTGCAGTCTTGCGTCTCAACGGGCAGGGAGAAAATGCAGCGGAGTATGCCTGCATCATCCAGCTCCAAGACTTGCTTCCACTTCTAGAATTAAAGTATGGTCACTTAAACACTAAACCGACTGAAGCAGACATCATCCGTTGTGATGTCTGTGGATCATGGATGATTGGGGAATGTAAAACATGCCAGCCTACGATTACAAATGCGGAAGATGCGGATTAAAGAATGAGCTGCATCATGGCTGGCACGATAAACCCACAGTTCTATGTACATATTGCAATGAGCCAATGAGTAAAGTAATTACTCCAATAGGAGCAATCTTCAAAGGTACTGGATGGGGCAAAGATAAATAAGTTATGCACACCTGTGGATAAGTAGGGGCAGAACTTCACTTCACGCTCAGTTAGGACACGAGTTATGCACATCATTGACACGCATGGTACGCTAACGGCGCAGAGCCTCTCAAAGGCTCACCGCAAGCCCCTTCGGGGCGTAGCTTGCGGGGTGCTAGTAGCTATTGGGATAGCTCTATGCATAGAGCCTTATGCAGGTAGCTCTGAACCAGTGCAACAAAAAGAGTATATTGATTACAAGACTTATTCTCTCTATCTATTAGACTTTAACTATAAAGAATATAACTGCTTATTAAAACTCTATACACATGAATCTAATTGGAATCCTAAAGCTGTTAATGGATCGCATGTAGGTATTCCTCAAGGTAATAGTGAATGGCTTGCTACTCAGGATGGGTGGTCTCAGGTACGATGGGGTCTTTCATACATAGGCAACAGATATGGTGAGCCATGCATTGCATTAAATCATTGGAGTAAGTACGGATGGCATTAGACAAGCTGAACTCAAGGCGCTATAGAGTTCATAAGCAGCGAGTGTTTGATAGAGATGGACGCATCTGCCGTTACTGTGGCAGTGATGAAGAGCCATTGCATATTGACCACATCATCCCACGCAAGGTGGGTGGTACTCATGATCTAGAGAATCTTCAAGTGTTATGCAAAGCATGTAACCTACGCAAATCAAGCAAGGATGAGGGTGTTTTTTTAGCACAGACGGCTACCCCCCCTGTCTTTTCTTCCCGTATCTCCCTGATGCAGTCCGAGCCAATGCTGGACAGTCCTTTTAAGTCCCGACCCAGTCCGAGT